GGGTCACGGACAATGCCGACAACATCAATGCGGCACGCGAACGCGGCACAGAACCGTATTTCATACGCAACAACGCATCGGTCATCGATAACATTTTGAATCCGGACGCAAAACCGGCATCGACAACGAAAAAAATGACACCAACACAAATCGCCGAACAACGTCATGCCGAACGTACACCGGAACAAATCAACGAAACACAAACGGCATGGAATCGCCGCCGTTTGACAAACATGATTGATGATATAAAAGACCTCGACATTTACACGGATTCATCATTCAACGAAACGTTGCGATTGCTCGAAGATGACATTTCGCTCGGCGAACACAAAATGTTTGAACGTGATTTGACCGATGCGATGCGCATGATTGAAAATGCACGTGCAATCGAATACGGCAACACTGAAAAATTGATGAACACGGCATTGTTCAAATCGAATAATGCCGAAATTGAATCGGCGTTCGGTCAACGTGGTACGGCAATGCCGTTCCGTCCGGCAAACGAATTGCGCGGCAATCCGAATTATCTGCGTGATAGGTCGTATCGTGAAAATTGTCAATCGTGTGTCGTTGCGAATGAATTGCGCCGCCGTGGATTCCCGGTTGAATCGTTGGGGAACACCGCCGGAAGTGCGCTCGAAAAATTGTCATATCATACCGAATCGGCGTGGATTGATGCAAACGGTAACATTCCAACATCAACCCGAATCGGTGCGGAACTCATTAAAAAGAAATCATGGAGCGGTCGAGAATATACGGTCATTCAAAAAACCGTGCCGAATCGCAAAGCACTTGTAAAAGAACTCGAAACGAAATTATCGCAAGACGGACGTTATCACATCAAATGGGATTGGAAATCAAATTCCGGACACATCATCACGGTTGAACGTGTCGGCGGTAAATTTCGTTATTATGACCCTCAAAACGGTCAAATCATTTCCGATTTCACGTCATACATTGACGGTATCGATTTATCGCACGGCATCAGCGTTTTGCGCGTTGACAATTTGCGTGTGAACCCGAATGTTGCGAAAAACGTATTGACGAAATCGGCATCAAAACCAACAACCGGCAACGCATCAAACGGCGGCGGTATTACCGGCAAATTGCGCGTGATACCCGAATCAGAATGTAATTACACATTGCCGAACGGCGGACGTGTCACAACGCCCGAAGAACGTTTATCAAAGGGTAATTACAACAAACAAGAACAAGCGAAATTTGAAAAAGAATTGCGCATGGCGAAACAATTTGCGAACGGCGGTCATAAAATCGATTTTGCCGCCGATGACACCGGTTCGTATGATGTTTTAATTGACGGCGCAAAAGCTGATTTCAAATCGACATCATCTGCCGGGAACATCGTCAAATATGCGAAACACGCAATTCGTGAACAAGGTGCGGACATCGTTTTATTTGAATTTACGAAATGGGGAACACCGTTCATTGAAGAAATTGCGAAATTAAAACGATTGGGAATTCATGGTAAATATGTTATATCCGGCAATTCAACGATATATACGTTCTAAAAAATCAACCCCCGGCGAAATGCCGAGGGTTGTAGTGGTGCGTCCCCCGAATTGAATCGAGTTGTCATGCCCCTAACCGATGATTTTAATGTGTATCGGCATCAACACGATGCAAATGTAATGCAATATTTTGAATTACGCAAATTCCGCGCAATTATTCATCGTCCGGATAAACGGCACGCAACACGGCACGCGATGTTTTTTCATCGGCAACCCAATTCAAAACGCCGTTTTTCGCGATGATGAATTGCGTGAATCCGATATATGCACGTTTGTTATCCTTGAATGTCGGTTCGTACACGGCACAACCGTTGTATTGACCGACATATTTTGCGCCGTCATAAATCGATGATTTCGCCATATCAACGGCGCGTTTCAATAATTTGTCATCGTTTTTCATATCGTTGATTGTTTAGCTGATTTAACGTTGCCGATGCGCACGATGACGCGTTTATTTTCATAAACGCCGGTGTTGTGCAATGCGTTCACAAGTGACCGATATTGCAACCCGATTTCGTTTGCATCGTGATATTGATACACCGCCTTGATTGATGAAAAATAATCATCGGCGTTCGTTGATTTGAAATGTATGTGTACGATTTTTGGGGTTTTCATTTGCGTTGATGTTTTAGATATGCAAATTTACGCATTTCCTTTCGATTTCCGCGCGTTCGTGCCGTCAAATGATAATTCGGTCATATCGGCAACGGAATCGCAAGGAAACGCGTTTATTTGTCATTTGCGGTTCATTCATAAACCCGGAAACGTTCGATGAACCAATGTTCGCCGCGATTTGTCGGTCGGTATGCGTAACGGTCGGCGTAATTCCGGAACGTTTGCGATGTCATGCCGCCGTAACACATATTCGCGCATCGCCAACGATATTCGTAATGATATTTCATGTTCGTTCGTGTTTTATTTGACCGTGTAAACCGTGCGGCGTGTTTGTTCGCATATCACGATGACCGGGAATCCGGCAATGCGATTTAATTCATCGGCGAACGCGATTGCACGTTTTTTCGCCGTGAACACGAATCCGGCGATTGCGCCGTTCGCGCCGATTGTGTACGTTTTGTTCGTTTTCATGTCGATTGTTATTTTGATGTTGATGATTCGGATTGACGGTTGAAATAATGTCGCGGTTGTGCGATGTCGCATATTGCGACACGATGTCCGGCGTGAATAATTTTCGGTAACACCGTATCGAGGTCGTGACATGGGAACGACACGACCGGAATGAATTTCGTGTCGCGTTGCACGAATTTGACATTGCGGTCGATGATTCCGGCGGCAACGTGCGCATCATCGAATATCAATTCGTATGTTTCCGGTGATGTCGTTTCGTTGCGCAATATCATCAACGCGTCCGGGTGCGTGATTTTCATGCGGCAATAATGCGTCATCAGACTGTCGGCGATTGTGAAATCATCGGTCGGTTCGTTCAACGCGTTCACGAACGTGATGTCGTTGTAATCGGTGAAACCGCCGTCATCGATGATTGATTGCAATGCGCGTTTGCCGCCGTTCGGCGAATACGGTATGCCGGCGGCATCAGCGTTGAAACGAACGTAACCTAATCCGGCGATGCGGAATCCGTAACCGCGCACATTTGCGCGACCGTTCGGTGTGTTGAATGTCAGTTCATCAAGGCGCACGATTTGCAAACGTGCGTTCAATTCGATTGTTTCGGGTGTACGATTAATTGTATTCATGTCGATGATGATTTAATGATTGTTGTTGTCGATTGTTATCATGACGGAATTGTTCAACACGGACATCGTGCGTTTGTCGTATGCGATGCAAACCGGGTTGTTTTCGGTCAACCATTCGCGATTGTCGTTCGGGTTGTTGAACAACCAATTGCCGGCGGCATCGTTCATCGCGATTGCCTCGGCGAATCCGGTGGCGTAATTCAATGCGCCGTTCATGTCATCGGTGAATGTCGCAACGTCCGTGCGAACACCGTTTTTGAAAAATGCGATTGTGTATATCATTGCGTTGATGTTTTGTTGTGGGGGCAACCGGTGAATGTTGCCCCCGGTTAATTAATACTCAAAATCCGTGCATTGGTCGGCAAGGTTTGCGACATCAGTTTGAATCGAATCGAGGTTCGATAAAATATCGTCCAATTCATCAATTGCGTTTAATGAATTTTCGGCACGTTCGGACGCGTATTGAATTGATTCCGGCATATTGTCGTATGATTCTTGTTCATCATCTTTGATGCCCTCAATATCGGCACGTATGCAATCAATTGATTCATACACGTCATTGATGCGTTTCGCGATTTGTGCGATTTGTCGGCGGCGATTTGCGTTCATTTTGCGTTGATTTATGCGGTTAAACATTCGGTTTATTTGATGACGATGCCGCGTTCGGCGGTTTTCGTTAAACAACGTGCAACGTACATCGCGGTAACGCGTTTGTGTGCGTTTTTCGACATCGAATCGTCTTGAATTTGTTTTGCAATGGCGATTGATTGTTGCAATTCGGCAACGGCGATTTCAAGGTCGGATAATGCGACCGATTTTTCGGCGTTGTGTTCATCGAAATCGCGAATCGATGATGCGTTGTCAATTGCGTTGTCGATTTCGGCGATGCGTTCGCGAATTGCGTTGATGTCGTTGATTTTGTCGTTGATTGATTTCATAACGGTGATTATTAAGTATTGTTTTTGTTTGTTTTGATGTCACAAAATTATGCCTTATTTCCGAAATAAGCAACATTCTCGGCAGAAAAAATCTGTTAAAAAATTCTTATATCGCGTATCTACACACATATCAATCAGTTGCATATAAAAAAATTTTGAAATTTCAGTACCTAATAAATACTAAAATCAAAAATTATTATTACCTTTGCGTCATACGTAACAATCATTTTTACCGCGATAACAATGAAAACAAAATTTTTAACTGCACTCAAATCGAAGTGCAAAGACATGGGTCTGACAAAAAAGGCTCTCGATGAATTGACCGAAATCGGAACGGCGAATTTGAAAGACGATTCGACCGATGACGAAATAAATTCTGCGGTGGATTCCGTTGTTCCGTTTGCAAAGGCGATGCAATCGGAAATAACACGAAAGACATCACAGAAACCATCGACCAAGCAATCGACCGAAAACAACGGCGAGGGCAACGGCGAGGGTGAAAACAAAAACAACGGCAACAACGGCGGTGACGAAATACCGGCATGGGCGAAACAATGGCAAGACCGACTCGACAAACTCGAAACGGAAAATGCCGCGCTGAAAGCCGAAAAAGCCGCGACCGCACGCAATGCCACAATCGCCGAAAAAGCTAAATCCCTCGGCATACCCGAATATCTCATGAAACGCATGACGTTCGCCGATGATGCCGACATCGATGCCGAGCTCACATCGCTGAAACAAGATTTAGTTAACAACAACCTCATGCCGAAAGGTCACGCACATGAGGGCGGTTCGACAAACGAACAAGACATCGCCGCCGCCGAAGCGTGGGCGCAATCGTTGTCCGACCGTTAACGTAATGACCGTAGTTTTTCACCCTTAAAAAACAACGAAAATGGGTATCGAATTTAAAAAACGTGCACTCGCCGGACATTTCCCCGAAATGTGGCGCGGCGAATGTAAGGTATTGCCCGGCGGTTTCAAACCGGTCGGCAATTACGCAACCGGCACGGTCGTAAGATGTGCCGCACCCCTTTATGTTGATTTCGACACAATGTCGGCGGCAGTATGCAAAACCGCAAAGGTCGTTTCCGGTGGGACAACGACCGCGCCGCGCGTTGCCAAAGGTCATTATTTCGCCGCCGGTGATGCCGTTTCAACAAACGGCGGTGCGGTAATCGTGACCGTGAAATCAATCGCAACCGACAACGAAGATTATGACGTTGTGACATTCGACAAGGCGTTGACCGGTTTGAAAGCCGATGACGTGCTTATCAATGCCGCCGATGACCTCGTTGACGAAAAAGCCGTACCCCGATACACCCCTAACATGGTTGTTTCGGCAGACCGCGAGTTCAAATCAACCGGAATCAACACATTTGATGCCGCGTATGATGCTGTTGTGCTGACACCGGCATTGTCGGCAACACCGATGTTGCCCGAATGGTTGAACGGCGTGTGCCTTGCGGCAAACCCCAACATCATTTTCATCAAACAGTAACCGTAAACCGTAAACAATCATGCCTACACCCTTATTTTACAGTTCAATTTACGGTGAACTTACAAAACAAGTTCAAATCCGTTTTGATGCGGTTTCAAAGCTGAACAAGCAATTGTTCGACAACGTTGTGTACGAAAATTACCTCGATTGGGACGTTCCCACAATCGGACTCGATTTCGAGGAAATCATCGGCAAATACAACATTTCGGTTGCCGCCGCCACAATCGGCGAAAACTCGAACGAACCAATCATCGGTTCTGCCGGACTTGAAACCCTCAAAGAATCAATCATCAATCACGCGTTGACCGTGCCGATGAAATCAACAACGTATCGTAAAATCCTTGCGTTGCTTGATTCAAAATCGCTCGGCGATGATGCGAAAAAACAAGCGTTAATCAAATTGATGTGGGGCGATGTCACAACCGTTGTCAACGCCGTTCACGCAAAACTCGACATGATTTTCCTTGGCGCATTGTCGAACGAAGGTAAATTCACCCTCGATGCAACAACGAACCCCGAAGGCGGTGCGCGTGGCACAATCAATTACAATCAACCCGGCGAAAACATCGCAAGCGTAACAACCGCGTGGACTGCCGACAATCGCGACACCGTTGATTGTTTTGAAGACATTCAAGCAATCCTTGATGCCGCACAAAACAAGGTCGTTCTCGCGAAAATCCTTTGTTCACCGGCATTGATTTCGTACATCTGTCGTTCAAAACGCATGAAAACAATGATGTGGGGCAACGACCGTTCATCGAAACCGGTTCTATTGCGCGACCTCAATGAGTTCATGCAAGAAAACGGATTCCCGATTTTCGTTCCCGTCCGCCGTCAAGTTCTCATTCAGAACGGTCAGACCGCGACACCCTACACCCCATGGAACGCCGACAACCTCGTGTTCATTCCGGACGGTAAACTCGGTGTTGTGAAAAACGCGTTTGCCGATGCCGAATTGAAACCCGAACCCGGTGTTGCGTATTCAACCAACAACCGTATTCTCGTTTCACAATGGGGCGTTGGTGCAACGTCAAATTCGCGCGGTGTTGAGTTCACAAAGGCTGAATCTCTGTCATTGCCGGTCATCACCGAAATGAACGGTATTTACACACTGAAAACAAAGGTTTAATGCGATGACAAACATCGAAGCATTACGCACTCTGTGCAACGCAATCGCGAACACGTTTTACCCCGATGACGCAACGCTGAAATTCGCGTTGTTCAACGAGGGTATCAACGCCGATGCCGATGCAACCCCGAAAGACGTTTCAATCTTTCGGGTTGCGGTCGGATTGATTCGCGGTTACGTTGAAGCATCGCGCACCGAAAACGGCGTATCAACATCAGTTTCGCAAGATGCCGTTACGCAATCATTGTCGTATTGGTGCAACGTGTACGGTGTTGATGCCGATGAAATCATCGCTGACGTTCTGAATGTCATTGATGACGTTTCCAATCTTTATTGAATGATTATTCGCACACATGAGAACGAACGGAACATTGCAATATGAAATCATCACCGGCGGCGGTGTAAACGAATACGGCGAACCGATGAAAGGCGTTTCCGCATGGAGCGACCCAATTCGCGTGTCGATTCGTACAAACACCGACACCCGGCGCGGTCGATACGAAGACGGTCAATTTCGTCAAGCATCGTTTTGTGTCATGATTGAGCGCAACGCGCATCTTGACATCAACGTCATCACCGACATTAATCATGTTCGGTTGACGCGCAACGGTGAATCGTTGGGTGATTATTTCGTGTTGTCAGTGACACCGGCGGAATCGGTCGGTCGTGTGCAAATTGACGTATAACGCAACGAATATGGCATCGAAAACAAATAACGGCGTGATAATTCGGCGATTCAATATCAACAAAATCGCCGAACGTTTACGTACATCAGCCGATGACGCGAAACAACGCGCCGTTACGATGTTGCAATACATCGGTGAGGAATGTATTCGCATTGCGCGTGAAAACGGTGATTATAACGACATCACCGGCAATTTGCGTTCATCAATCGGTTACATTGTGTTGAATAACGGTTCGGTTGTCACACAACAAATCGCGAAGCCTACGACCGTTGCCGCCGGTCAACGTGACGTGAAACGTACACGCAAAGACGGCACGGAATACATCGCACATCAAAAAACCGGCGGTGATGGTTCAACCGGCGCACGGCAAGCGCAAAACGTTTTGTCGCGGTTGAAATCCGAATATCCGCGCGGTTTGGTGTTGATTGTGTGCGCCGGCATGGAATATGCGGCGTATGTTGAAAATGTTCATGGCAAACGCGTGTTAATTGACGCGCGGTTAACGGCTGAACGCCTTGCCGATAAATTGCTCGGAAAACGAAAATGAAAACCGAAATGCAAATCGAACGCGATTTTTATGCGTTCATCAAAAACAGCACAATCGGCGCATCAATCGCCGGTGATGTGTACCGTTTCGGTATGCGTCCGGTGAACGCAACGACCGAAGATGCAATCGTCAAATTCCTATCCGGATATGACGAACAAATTCAAATGGGCGTTGTGTTGTTGCACGTTTACGTTCCGGTAATCGTCAATGCGGACGGTCGAACCGTTGCCGATTTAACGCGCATCGGTGAAATCGAAGATTTAATCAATGATTTCGTTCGCACATTCGACAACACCGAATATCTCATCAACACGGACGGCACGCCGTATTACACGTTCAATGAAGACATCGAGCAATACGTTGTTATTGCCCGAATCAAATTTCAAACAATTTCAAATGATTAAATACCCCAAAGAACATGAAACGTAAAAAAATCATCATGTCGTGGTCGCAAGTCATCGTTGAAGCCGGACGCACCGGCGCGGACGATGCAATGAGCACCGCAATGTTCTCGGTCGGTACAATCAACGACAAATCGACAACGCTTGCATCATCGGACGGCGATTCGCTCGAGGCGAAAGCAACCGGCGGCGTTGTTGTCGCTGAGGAAGACGGCGAACCCTCAATCGAGGTAACGACACGCGTCAAAGAAATGGATTTCGACACCGAAGGACAATTCACCGGCGCGACCGAAAATGAAGACGGCGAATTAGTCGTTAGCACAAACAAAGTCGAGGACGATTTTTCATTGAAAATCACCCCGAAAAACATCGGTGCTAAAGGTCTGAAAGCACGCCGTTGTCACGTCAAATTCCGTCCCGGTCAATCCGAGGAAGAAGGTAATTATGTTGACCTCACGTTCAAAATCCTTGAATGTGAGGACGGCGAATTATACCGTTGGTTCCGCGTGAAAGCCGCCGATAAAGAGAACATCAAACTCGCATCGGACATCGCCGCAAAAGACGAATAACGTAACGCCCTCATTTCATATTTCCTCAATTTCATGATGACAAACGGAAAGACGTCCTTTCGAGTTGGTGGTTAAACTCGCATTTTGTCGCACGGTGTACGGTTGCACACGCGATGTTCATCATCACGATGTCCGGGTTCAATTCCCGGTGCGGCACAATTAAATATTTCGACAATGGAAATCGACAATTTAACGACAATCGAAAGCCGTGTTGCATCGGCAATTCTCGAACGCAATGTTGCATCAATCGACATTGACGGCACACGGTATGACATCGCGCCGCCAACGTTGGCAACGTTGATTCTCGCGAGTGAAATAATATCGACATTACCGGTTGTTGACGCAACGAAAATCGACCGTGAAAATCGAATTTATTCGGCGTTGCAAAATGCGCGTCATTATCGCCGCATCGGTGAATTAATCGGTGTGTTGATTCTCGGCGCAAAAAACGTCAACGGCGAACGCGAAACAATGTCCGTGTCTCGACATTTGTTCGGGTTAATTCGCCGCCGTAAAACGGTCGTAACGAAATACAATCGTGCGGTCGAACTCGGCGAAAAAATCATGATGAATGTCCGTCCGTCTGTGATATATGAATTAATCGTTAAATTGTTGCAACAAAACGAGATAACGACTTTTTTCGCAATTACCACTTCCCTAAGCGCGGCAAACATTCTAAAACCGTCAAAGGAAGTGGTAACGGACGATTAAACGACAGTGCATGGGCAACCGTTCTCGGCATCGCGAAATTGTTCAACGTCAATGAAAAATATGCGTTGTATGAAATCAGTTTTGAGAACGCCCTTTTATATAGTCGCGCCGTTCCGATGCCCGGCGATGACAACGATTCCGATGATGCGCCGTTGTATGATGATTCAAAAGACGCGTGTCAAGACATTGATTTAAGTTCAACCGATGATGAAATAATTGTTAGAAAATGAGCGAACAAAACGAATTATCATTCGCCGCGTCAATATCGACCGATGAATTTGATGCCGGCATCGAACACATCACCGCAAGCGTGAACAACGTTGCCGCCGATTGTGAATCGCAATCCGCAAAAATTCAATCGTTGATAAATTCCGCCGTGCCGGAAGTTGACATCAGCTTTTTGACGAACGCCGTTCCGACATTGAACGGCATCGGCGAGGCGTATGCCAACATCGCAAAGGTTGTTCGCGAAAATGAATCGGCAATCAATGAATTGTCGAACGAATACAATCGGTTGACCGAGGAATGTAACAAATACGCGAATGTTCCGTCAAAACATGATGATGTCATCGCGATGCGTGCGCAACGTGACGCAATCAAAGAAAACATCACCGTTCGCCGTAAGGTCATCGAAAAAGCAAAAGAACAAGAAACCGCATTACAAAAAGAGGAAAAAACGTTAATCGCCGCCGCGAACGCCGCGATAAAAGATTCCGCCGCAAAGGAAAAATCGGCAACATCAACGATGTCGTTGAAACAACGCATCAAAGAATTGGAAGCCGAGGCGGCAATGTTGGTTGACACGTATCAACGCGAAGGTAAACAATTAGACCAATCGCAAGGTCGTTACCGCGAAATCATCGAGGAATTGGGTCGTTTGCGTGACATACGCGGCGATATTCAAACCGCCGGTTCGGTGTTCGCGAATGATGAATCGCATTTCGCCGGTGTTATATCCGGATTTTCCGGCGTTGCCGGTGCGATGTCGGCGGCGCAAGGTGCGGTCGGATTATTCGCCGGAGAAAACGAACGATTGAACGAAATCATGTTAAAAGTTCAATCGTTAATGGCAATCACCGTGGGTTTGCAACAATTGTCGCAAACGTTGAACAAGGATTCGGCGTTCACGTTGGTAACGTTAAATTCGGTCAAACAAATATGGAACAAATTGACCGGCGAATCGAACGACATTCTCGAAACCGAAAACGAATTAATCGAGGATAACACCGATGATTTGCGCGAAGACGTTGCCGCGACCGAAACACATGAAGCGGTTGAACAAGCCGATGCCGCCGCAACACAAAAAAATGCAACAGCGACCGAAACAAATTCCGCCGCGCAAACCGGCAATGTGACCGCGACCGAAAGCGCGACCGCCGCCACTGCCGCGCATACCGGCGCGATGACCGCATCGACCGTTGCGACAACGGCGTTGTCCGCCGCGATGCGTGTGTTGAAATTGGCGTTGATTTCGACCGGAATCGGCGCGTTGATTGTGTTGGTCGGCGAACTTGTTTCGTGGATTGTTGATTTATGCACAACCGAAGACGATGCCGTCAAACATACGCAAGATTTGAACAAAATCAACGAAGACGCGGCAAAAACATATATTCAAGAAAAAGTTGCACTCGATGACAACATCAATGCGTGCAAAAATTTCACCGGCACAAAGGAACAAGAACGTAAAAAAGTCGATGAATTAAATTCAAAATACGGTGATGCCCTCGGTTATTATGATTCATTAGCCGAATGGGAATCCGTACTCGAAAAACGAGGTCCGGCGTATTGCGAAATGTTGCGCATGAAAGCCGCACAACAAGGATTGTTGAACAAATATGTCGAGGCGTATGTCGAATCTTTGGCAATCGCAAACAAAGCGGAAAACGGCGAATTTGACCGTGGGTGGTACAATCCGGCACGTTGGTTCGGTGAATCGAATGAGGAACGCAAAGAACGAATCAAAAAAGAAGCGGAAGAGGAAGTTAAATATTGGGAGGAACAAATGAACGTTCAAAAAGCCGCACTCGAAAAATATCAACGAGAAAACAATTTTGATGTTGTTCACATCGACCCGAAATCAAAAACCGCGTCCGGTTCGGGTTCGGGTAAAACGTTTGATGCCGAAAAAGCGGCACGCGACCAACAAACCGCAATTCAACAATATCAAGACAAAGTATCGAAATACATCAAAGACGCGAACGCGCAATTGTCGCAAGACATGATTAATGGTTTGGCGGACGGATTGGGTAAAGAAATAACGAACATTCGTTACAACGGACAACAACGCATCGATGCGTGGCGCAATGCGTTGACGCAACTTGCGACCGAACGTAAACAAATGTTGCATGATGCGTATATGACGCAACAAGGCGCGACCGAAAACGGTTGGGCGCAATCCGATGACGGTCAAAAATCGGTCGATGATTTTGTTGCCGAAATCCTCGGCGTGCAAATCGATGATGTCGAAACCGCATTGTCATCACAATTGACCGATGTCGGCAAAAAGGCACAAGAAATGATAATTTCAATCAACGATTCAATTGCGCGACAAATCGCCGATGCACGACAAAAATCGTTGGATTCATTCATCGATTCATACGGCACGGACGAACAAAAAATCGAACAAGTAATGCGGCAATACACGCAAGCGTTGAACTCGATTCCGGCGGAAATATCCGGTGATGCGTATGATGAAGTGTTCGACAACATCAATCGTGCATTTGAAACGAAATTGGCGAACATCGACATCGACAAATTCAAGGATTCAATTCAATGGGACGTTGTGTTCGGCAACCTTGATGAACAATCATTGCCGTCAATTGAACTCGCATTACAAAAGGTCAAACAATATTTCAAACAAGCGTCAAACGAAATGTCGGCGGAACAAATCAAAACATTTCAAGATGCGATTTCATCAATGGAAAACGAAATCGCGTCACGAAATCCGTTTACCGCACTGCACAAATCATTTGCCGACATCGCGGCATCGAAAACGGAATTGACCGCCGCATTAGTCGAATACAAAACGGCACAAGACGAATTGACCGCCGCACAAACCGAATACAATGACGCGTTGCGTGAACAAAACGAATTGACCGAACAACTTGAATCAATGGACGAGGGTTCGGAACAATACGCCGCG